GTTTGCGTGTAGCGAATTCTGTTCCCCTTGTAGCTCTTAGCGATTCGCTTCGCGCCGCACGGGGCGGGCTGGCACGCTATCCGTGCCGCGCAAGATCCGTGCCAAGCACGAACCATGCCAAGCACTGCGCGGCCGGCCGCACGGGGGATTGCTTTGCGCGCGAGCCGGGACCACCCCCGGCACACCCCTTTTTGGGGGACCCAAAGGGCGCAGGGCAGACGGCGCTATGTTGCACGCGCAACCAGCGATTCGCCGTGAGGGGAGTCCCCCGGTATTGCGCCGTGAGGGACGTCCCCCAGCGATTCGCCCCCGGCGATCCGCCAGACGCCACAGGCAAGCCGCCCCAGGGGGTTTCCCCTTTCGGGGACCCAAAGGCACGTGCTATAAATGACCCGCCCCCGTACCAACCTTTTGAGGGACCCACAATGAAGCGATACCTGCTAGCCGCCCTGGGCGGGATGCTGATTGGCACCTTGGCCTACTTCTCGCACCCGCTCCCGCGCCACAACACCGCCGTTCACGCCCTCGTGGTCAGTACCGATGAAGTGCCCGAGGCCATTGTCTTCATTGATGGTTATGGCGACACCACAGCGGTCGCTGCCGCCACCTGCGGGACAGGCACAATCTGCAACAGCATCCTCAAGGCGCTGCTCGATCAGAAAAAGGTGGACGTGGTTGACTTGAAAAGCCACACCCCCGCCTCCGGCACATCGCTGTGAGCGAAGCGACCCGACTGGCGGCCCGGTACACGGAACCGGCGATCCGGACCCTCGCCGAAGTGATGACCGACCCGTTCGCGATGGCCCGCGATCGGCTGCGCGCCGCCGAGACTCTTCTGGATCGAGGCCACGGCAAGCCGCAGCAGGCCGTCATTATGGTTCCAGGCGACAAGGCGGAGATCCGCAAGCAACTCGCCTCAATGAGCGACGCCGAGCTGATGGAGATTGTCAACGAATCCCGACTGCCGCGCCTGACGATGGACGCTGAGTTCACTGAAATCAGTGAGGCGGGACGGCACCAGGGGGAGGGGGCTGCAGCGGGGCGTTCACCGCCTGCAGCGCCCGACAAAGCACCCGCCAGACTCGTCCCGTCGGGCGAATTGGAGCCCACGGACGCCGAGCTCGCTTCGTGAGCGTCTCCGACCAGTACGCCGCCAGCGAGATGCTGCGGCGCCAGAGGGCGCGCGCATCGCTCCCGGAGTTCAGCCAGGCGATCGACATTCCCGGCGTGCCGCTGGTGGATGTCGCGGACAAGGAAGGCCCGGACGGCAAGCTGATTAACCGCTACGAGGATGTGCCGGTCGCCTACAAGCGGATCGAGCTGCGCCTTGCGCTGCACCATCTGCTCATCATGCAGGCCGTACAGCGCTGCATGGAGAACCCAACCGGCGGGCGCACGATGATCTTCGCGCCCCCCGGCTCGGCCAAGAGCACCTACGGCGCTGTGATCGGCCCCGCATGGCACCTGGGCAAGTGGCCGGGCGAGCCGATCATTCTCGCAAGCTACGCCACAGGCATTGCCGCCAAGCAGTCGCGCAAAGTGCGCTCCATCATGCACGATCCGCAGTACACAAGCCTCTGGACCGAGAAGCCGCGGCTCAGCGAAGACCAGCGCGCGATCGACGACTGGTCGCTGACCAACGGATCGAGCTTCATGGCCGCCGGATTGCTGGCCGGCATCACGGGCAACCGGGCGCGGGGCATCGTCATTGACGATCCGGTCGCCAACCGCGAGCAGGCCGACTCCGCGGGCATCCGCCAGAAGACCTATGACGAGTTCGTCGATACGGCCATGACGCGCCTGAAGCCCAACGGCTGGGTGCTGATGATCCAGACCCGCTGGCACGAAGAGGATCTGGCTGGTAGCATTCTGCCCGCCGACTACAATGGCGAGAGCGGCCTGATCGAGTGCCGCGATGGGCAAACATGGGAAGTGCTGTGCATTCCGGCAGAAGCGGAGCGCGAGGATGACGTGCTGGGACGCAAGGTGGGCGAGTTCCTGTGGCCCGAGTGGTTTCCGGCCAAGCACTGGAGCACGTGGCGGAACAATCCGCGCGCAGCGCGCACGTGGGCCGCGCTCTACCAGCAGCGGCCGGCGCCGTTCACGGGTATTCACTTTAGCGTCGAGATGTTCAAACGGTTCGACCCGTGGCTACCGAGGATAGACGAATGAAACACTTCCTGAGCAATGAAAACATGGTGGCCTTCCGCAAGTGGTGTGCCGAGAACAATTACTACCCGGACCAGAAAAACTATCTGCTCTGGGAGCGGTGGCTGAAGACGCTGCCGGCCTCGCTCCCCGAGACCAGCCGCTGGCAGCGCTTCAAGCATTGGCTTAGCACCGACTTCTGATGATCGAGCTCTACGATCCGAAAGATGTTTCCTGCCTGCCCAAGTCGCTCCGGCTTTATGGCGCGAGCGACTACGCCACCATGGAAGTGCGCGCGGGCAAGCGCGAGCCGGACTTCACCGAGCACGGCATCTGGGGCGTGGACAGCATTGGCGATCTCTGGGCGGTAGACTGGTGGTTCAAGCAGTGCGAGACGGACGTGGGGATAAAAGCCTTCACCGATCTGGTGCGTCAGCACAAGCCGCGCAAATGGTTCAATGAAGGCGGCATTATCGACAAGGCCATCGGCCCCTCTATCCGCAGCGCCATGCGCCACGCCAATTCCTGGGTTGCGATCGACGAGCTGCCGCTGCTCATGGATAAAAGCGTGAAGCTGCAGGCATTCCACGCCCGCGCCACGGCCGGATGCGTCCACTTCCCGATCCCTGGGCGCACCAACTGGAGCGAGCGCGTTATCAGCCAGCTCGTGAAGTTTCCCGGCGGACGGTGGGACGATGCGGCCGACGTGTGCGGCCTGATCGGCCGGGCAGTAGACAAGCTGGCCGATGCTCAAGTACCATTCAACCCTCGCAGGTCTGTCATTCGGCCGTTCACGGAAGCGTGGATGGATTTAGATAAAGTTCCAGACAAGCCCAAGGTCAAGTATTTCAGCTAGGAGGTTCACATGGCAGATAAAATTGTAACCGACGCGAAGGCAGCCGCCAGTTCGGCCGTCACCGCGGTAACGCCAGTCGTTCAGAAGGAAGAGACTGCGTTCAACAGGTTCATCACGAAGATCCGCTGGCCTCTCATCGCTTTCGGTGCTGGTGCCATTCTCGGTCACTTCATCTAATGCGCCGTTCCTCACCAGGAGCTCGGCCGTATGACGACTCGGCTCCGGCTGCAACGCCGGGGCCGAGCCCGGCCGCTGCGCCCACGTACTCACGGCCGAACGCTACGCGCCGGCCGGCGGACACCACGACCATTATTCAGCAGGCCGTGCGCAATGTAGCGCTCGCCTCCATCGTGCCCGACTCGCACACTTCCGAGGGCACGGTCCCGAATTTGATTCCCTCTTCGAGCCCAGCGGCCTCACCGCTTGTGGAACGGCCTCCGCAGGCCATCACCCGCAGCACAACGATTCGATCGCGCATCACGCAGTAGGGTTACGCTATGGCCGGTTCCTCAACTGAAAGCACGGGGGTAGGCGTCGAAGGCACGCTGTCCGATCCGCGCCAGAAAGAAAATGGCGGTATGCACAGCGATGACTCGCTTGAGCAGCAGCGGCCGAAGCCAAAATCAGACGAGGATAAGCGCAAGCAGGAAGCGCTGGTAAAGAAGCGCTGGAAAAACTACGACAAGGCGCGCTCGTTCGACGAGAATTTCCGCAAGCAGATTGCCATTGACCGCCGCTACGCCGCGGGCACTAGCGATCTGGCATGGGCCGTAGACACGAACATTATCGGCGCCTTTATCGACATCCTGGTCTCGCTGCTCTACGCGAAAGACCCGGACGTGTCGGCTAAGAAGACTCCGCAGGTTGATAACTCCAACTCGCTCCCGATGGATCAGTTTGCGAAGACGGTCCAGATCGTGATCTCGCAGCTATGGAAGCGCGGCAGGCTCAAAAAGGCCGCGCGCAAAGGCGTGCGCTCTGTGCTGTCGGTCGCCGAGGGTTGGCTCAAGGCCAATCTGCTCACCGACGATAAGCCGCCGCAGCCCGAGACGATGACCGCCCTGAATTCTGCTAAAGAGACGCTCGCGCGGCTCGAAGCGCAGGTCGCGCTGCTCGAAGATCCCGATGGTAAAGATCCCGAGACGATTGAAACTGAGCTAGCGCAGAAGAAGGCGCTGATCGAGACGCTCGAAGAGAAGCTGGAGGCGAGCATTACCCATATGTTCGTGATCGACTTCGTGAAAGCCGAGAACATTCAGGTCTCTACCGACGTTGACCAGATCAGCGACTACCTCGACGCCAACTGGATCAGCGACGAGATGTTTATCGAAGAGGAAGATGTGCTGGAGCGCTTTCCGGACGTTACGCCTGAAGAGTTGACACAGGCTAAGAAGTATTATGCGAAGGCGCCCAAGGAACTGACGACTCGCGAGACCGACAACGTGCTGCCGCAGGGTCAGATGACGGCCGAGAGCGCGCAGGCGTTCACGACCAGCGGGAGCGATCCGGAGTCGCCGGTATTTTACCGCTGCATTGAGCAGTGGGACCGGCTCGACAAGCACATCTACACCATGATCGAGGGATTGAAGAAATGGCCCAAGGAACCGTTCCAGGAATGCTATCCGACGAGCCGCTTCTTTCCGTACTTCTGCTTCAGCTTCTATGAAGTGGACGGCGCCCGCCACCCGCAGTCACTCTCCTGGCGGCTCTACAAGCTGCAGGACGAGTACAGTTCAACGCGCTCCAATTTCCGCATTACTCGTGAGCGCTCTATTCCGGGCATTCTGTTCAATGCTACTAACCTGGACGCGGAGCAGGCGAAAAAGCTAGCTGACGCGAAGCATCAGGAGTACACCGGCCTTACCCCCGGCGACCCGACGCAACCGCTTAGCGACCTATTCGCAGAGAAGCCTGTTTCCAAGGTTGATATGCGCGTCTTCGACGTCACGATGATCCTCAACGACATGGAGCGAATGAGCGGTGTTCAGGAAGCTCTTTCATCGGCCAACTCCGCGCCAGGGAATCCGCAAACGGCGACTGAGGCCAACATTCAGCAAAGCGGAACGCAGGCCCGGACCAGCGCAGACCGCGATGCGCTCGAAGAGATGCTCACCGAGCTGGCGCGCTACACTGTAGAGCAGGCGCTGCAGTGCCTGTCGCTCAAAGAAGTGCAGCGCCTGGCTGGCCAGGCCGCCTACTGGCCTGTCGGCATGGAGATCGACGATCTGTTTACGCTCGTTGAAGTGCAGCTCCAGGCGGGCAGCACCGGCAAACCGGACAAGTCTACGGACCAGCAGGCATGGGCGACCGTCCTGCCCCTTATCAAGCAGACGCTGCAGGAGATCGAGCAGGCTCTGGCCTCTGGTAATACGGCGCTCGCGAAGGTTTACACCGAACTGGTCAAAGAGACCATGATCCGCATGGGCGACGAGTCCGATCCGGATCGCTTCATCCCGCAGTCGCCGCCGCCGAATTCAGCGGGAGGCGGAGCACCGCGCCCGCCGATCATCCCGAACGTCACCGTCGCACTCAAGGGCGTGCTCGATCCGCAGACCGCCGCCACCCTGGTTGCGCCGGCCGTCAAGATCGACTCGGCTTTCATGGCGCCACCCGCGCCGCCTCCGGGCTCGCCGGGCGGACCGTCTCCCGGCACGCCGCCGGCACCCGCCGGGCCGATGCCCGCGCTGTCTCCAGCTCCCCCTCCGTCATAAAAGGTAAACGACTATGCCCCCCGACGAAAAAGTTATCACCCCCCACGAAGGCGCCCTCAATGCTATGAACGAGGCGCTAGGAGAACCTCATGGTGAGGATAAAGATATTGCCGCTCCTGAAGGCGACGCTGACGCTGGTGCCGATTCTGCTGCGGAGGAAGGCGATCAGACTGACGATGGCGCTGCTGAAGATACTGGTGAGGCAGATGGGGACGGAGAAGGAAAAGCTCCTGAAGGTGAAGCAGCACCTGAAGGCGGCGAAGCTGACGCAGAGCGCCCGCGCAATGCTGACGGCACCTTCAAGTCCAAAGAGCAGCTCGCTGCCGAAGGGCTCGACGACAAAGGCAAACCTAAAGCTAGTGTCAAGCAGCCCGATCCGCTCAACGACCCGATCCCCAAGGATCTGAAGAAAGAGACGAGCGAGCGCATCCAGTCGGTCATCAAGATTGCGAAGGAAGCGACCGCCGAGCGCGATCAGATCAAGCAGAATTTCGACTACCTTGTTGAAGGTGTGCAGAAAACCGGCACTACTCCCGAGCAGTACGGCGAAGTGCTGAGCTGGATGGCGCTGTTCAACAGCAACGACCCGGCGCAGCAGACGAAGGCGCTCGAACTGGTGGAGGATATCGCTGACCGGCTGGCCACAATGCTCGGCAAAGAGCGCACCGTGGCCGATCCGCTCACCGCCCATCCCGACCTGGTTGAAGCCGTGCGGACATCCAAGATCACTGCGCAGTACGCGAAGGAAATTGCGCGCACTCGCAACTCGGGCACGGTCAAGGCCGAGCTCACGACGGCCGTGCAGAAGCAGCAGCAGGATCAGAACGCCCTAGCGGCAGCGCGCGATACCGCCCGCAATGAGCTGAGTGCCCTTGAGGGCACGCTGCGCGCTACGGACCCGCAATACGAGCGCAAAAAAGCCATTC